CCAGCCGTTTTCTAAGCGCTCAGCATAAGGCTGGTTATTCTGTATGTAGACCAAATTGCCCAATTTAATCTTTACAGCTTGAATAGCAGCATCTTGAATTGGGTTAGTTTCAGGTACACGTATGTCATAGTCACCAGATCCAACCGAAACAATATGTGAAGCACGGTATGCTCCAGTATCGACGGGACTTAAATTAACTAAGGATTGCACAGTATCCATGACAATATTCTTCACATGGTCTTCTGCCGCTTTAGACACATCAAGACTAAAACTAGTCGGCTTTTTCCCCTTCCACCCCATGACTTTTAACCTCGCTTTCCTCATACATCTTAAAAAGATCCTGAGCGATCGCCTGAATTGAATAAGCTTCAAACTCAGAGCTCGGTTCTCGTTCACCCATGAGCTTTTTAATCTTTTGCCAGACATGAACAGCTTCATGTAAAAGCAATCCATAAACTTGAATTCGGTCTTTATCCGCCGTATCACCAATTTGGACGATTGCATATGCGCCATCAGAAAAAGTACTAACTTGCGCATCCGCTCCCATATCCAAAAATTGATCGGCCTTATCCATATCTTCAAATAACAAATCCATGTGTAGTTGATTTCGAGCAAGCGTGTACTGCACATGTTGAAAAGGCGAGATATACCATTCAGGAACATAATCAGGATTAACCATTTTAGCCCCTACACTTTTCGAAGCTGACATTTCCAGATTGTACTGGCAGGATCTTGCTGAATATTAATAACTCTAAATGAACCTAGGACAGTTTCCCACTCATCATCAATTTTTGGAGTCATAGTTACTTCATTTTGAAGCACGGTCGCCTTCTTATCCGTTGCCAATACTCCAAGTGTTTGGATCTCATATTGACTGTAAGAGCCAAACAGAACACCACGGCCGGAATAGTTTTCTTTAACTTCAATATACGTTTCAGTTTTAGGATCCCAGTTAGTTTTTGAGATCCTCTCACATGTAAAGGTATGAACGGCGTCTGCTAAATCATCATTAAATGCTTCAGCAATGTCTGCCTGAATTTCGTCACGTAAGCCCATATCATGCCCTGTAAAGAGGTATGCCAAAGCCATTAAAACTTGCATTTGGATCTTTCAAATCAAGTGAATCAATAAAATCAATTGCTATCTGTTCAAAGCTAGAAATTGCTTCAGATCCGTCTTGGTATTCCTTTTCTGACTCAACAGAATCAGCTTTAACTTTCTTACGCTTCAACTGCTGGTCTTTGCCGTTATAAATTACTTTGGCCAGAATTCCTTTGATAATTTCACAAGCCGCGTCCTTAAGAAGTGGATCAATAGGATCTGGTATAAAACCAATTCTGTTTTTCATCCATACATTAGCCAGCTTTACCAGACGAGCTTTATCACTGTCTGGTGCAAAATCGCTGCCCAAAATTGAATTTGCGTCATCTACAGTAATAAAGCTCATTGCATTATTCCTTTGGGATCAATTTAAGGAGTTCTGCTTTTGTTGCAGATGGCTTGTAGCCAATGTTCTCACTAGCCAAATACTCTTTTAATTGATCATTTGACCAATTTTCAAAATCATTAGCTGCCGTTTCTGTAGCTGGATTTTCTTCCGCTTTTCCAGCTTCCAATTCAGCAATACGTGCCTGCATTGCAGGAATATCGTTTTTAAAAGCTTCAAATTCAGATTGGATGCTTACCAATTGTACTTCAGCTGTTTTGGCCGCTTTGTCTGCCAGTACCACCGCATCTTTTAAACGTGAATTTTCAGAAAGTAATTCCGAACTATTACCTTTGGCCTGTTCTAAGATTTCAATTTTCTGCTTAAGCTGAGTATTTTCTTCAACTACCTTTTCACATTCAGCTTTTGCATCATCCATCACAGCTTGAAGTTCAGGGGTAATTCCCACTGCGACATTTACTGTGGCCAAAGTCGTTTTTTGTGGCTCTTCCAACTTACGAACTTCAACTGGAACTTCCAAAGATTCATAATCCTCTTGAATCTTTGGATAATTACCGTAAATAATTACCTCTTTTGCTTTCAAATTTGGGTTTTCATAATAGTCAGGGTTAGCAATAATGCCTGTCTCTAATGCAGCCGCTGCTGCAATGCGTGTATAGATAATCTTCATGGCGCTTTTCTCTTAATAATAAAAAAGAGGGCTTATTAGCCCCCTTAGGTTTTAATTTTTAGGTTTTAACCAGTTGTCGCTGTACCCGATAAATCAAGTAAGGTACCTGCTGTCATTTTGTTGCTGGTTGCATATTTGATCCAGTTAGCGCTTGAACCAAGTAATGTAAGGTCAGGATTTTCACCTTTCGATGTATCCCAACTATAACCAAGAATATCGTAAGCGTCCGCTGAACCCCACTTTTTCTAACTCATTAATACCGCGATAGTGTCCACTTAAATTTAAGTGGACACCTATTTATGGATTTAAAGACAGTTATAGACAGTGCACCAACGCTAAAAAAGCCCCGTCGAACCTTCACAGCTGAATTTAAACATCAACTTATTCAGCAATGCCAGCAGCCAGATACATCAGTGGCCAAGGTAGCAATGCAACATCAGATCAATGCCAATCTGCTACATAAATGGATTCGTCAGTCCAGATCAATGCCCCCTGCATTAAAAACCCCATCCATTCCACAGACTGACTTTCTTCCGGTCATTCTTCACCCGACTCCAGTCAAACAAGAAGCACCTCTACCACCTGTGCCAGAGAAGAAAGCTGTCGCTTATATCAGGATTCCATTACATGAGGCACCAAGTTCCGCAAGGGATCAGATGATCGAGATCGACTGGCCGGTGGAGTCAGTAACTGAATTACTGTTGCTGATCCAGGGTTTGACTCAATGATTCGTATTGATGAGATCTGGTTGTCTACCCAGCCGATGGACATGCGTGCAGGGATGGATACAGCCATGGCTCAGGTGCTGAGAGCCTTTGGCTACATCAAACCGCATTGCGCTTACCTGTTCTGTAATAAGCGTGGCCATCGTATGAAAGTGCTGGTGCATGATGGACTGGGTATCTGGCTGTGTGCCCGGCGGCTGGAACAGGGGAAATTCCACTGGGCTAAAGTTCACCAGGGTGAAAGTATGGCGATCAGCCCGGAGCAGTTACAGGCACTGATCCAGGGTTTGCCCTGGCAAAGAATCGGACTGCAGCAAGTGGTAACAATGCTCTAAACCAGGTTCATCCATTCTGCTATTCTCCAAACGTTCTATTTCCTCTGCATCATGACCTCAGGCATACTGCGGTCATGAATACGCTGCCTGATTTAAGCCAACTGACCCATGAACAACTGCTGGAATTTACCAGACAGTTGGCGATGCAGCATCAGTCTCTGGCACAATCTAAACAACAACTGGAACAATCAAATCAGCAATTAGATGCCAGAGTTCAACATCTTGAAGTCACCAATCAGCAATTAGATTCTAAAGTTCAACATCTTTCTATTCTCAATCAAAAATACGAGCATGAGCTTGCACTATTTAAACAGCATAAATTCGGCAGTAAAAACGAACATCTAACCGCAAAACAAATCCATCTCTGGGATGAAGCGGTTGAAGAAGATATTGCAGCGGTTGATCTGGAACTGGAACGACTGAATGCAGATAAAACCAATGCAGCTGCACAGAAAGCCCCAGTCAACAAACCTAAACGTCGGCTGTTGCCAGATCATCTACACACCCTCCGTATTGAGCATGAACCTGCATCAACCCAATGTGCTTGTGGCTGTACCTTGCGTCGTATCGGTGAAGATGTCAGTGAAAAACTGAATTTCAGACCGGCACAGTTCTATAAGGAACAGCATGTGCGTGGTAAATGGGTCTGTGATCAGTGTGACACTCTGACTCAGCAAGCGATGCCAGCCTATGTGATTGATAAAGGCATTGCTTCACCTGAATTGCTTAGCCATGTGCTGGTGTCAAAGTATGCCGATCATTTGCCTTTGTACCGTCAACGTCAAATCTTTCTACGCGCAGGTGTTGATCTGTCTAGATCAACGTTATCTGACTGGATTGGCCGCTGTGGGGTGGAACTGGAACCTCTGGCCAATGCCTTAAAACAGGTGGTACTGCAACAGCAGGTGATCCATGCAGATGAAACACCGGTGACGGTCATGCAGATGGGTGAAAATGAGAAAAAGCCCAAAAAAGGTTATGTCTGGGCCTATGCCAGCACACAGTACAATCCAGTTCAGGCAGTGATCTATGACTTTCAAGATAGCCGTTCTGGCCAGCATGCTGAAGACTTCCTGAAAGGCTGGCAGGGTCATTTGGTCTGTGATGATTACAGTGGTTATAAAGCACGCTTTAGATCAGGTCAGGTCATTGAGGTGGGCTGCATGGCACATGCACGTCGTAAATTCCATGAACTACATGTGACCAAGAAAAGTCAGGTCGCTGAACAGGCATTAGTGCTGATTCAGAAATTATATGCGATAGAAGCAGAATTAAGAAAAAAGACGGATGGTACAGCGGAAGACCGCTGCGAATACCGACAACAGCATAGTCAACCGGTCATGCAACAACTATATGAATGGCTCAACCAACATCAGCTGACGGTGCCATCGAGTTCTCCAACCGCCCGGGCGATCAATTACAGCCTAAAACGTTGGACTGCTTTAAGCCGCTATCTGGATGATGGCAATCTACCCATTGACAATAATTGGATAGAGAACCAAATGCGTCCCTGGGCCTTGGGGCGTAAGAACTGGCTATTTGCAGGTTCGCTGCGCAGTGGTCAACGAGCTGCCAATATCATGACTTTAATCCAGTCAGCAAAGCTGAATGGCTTGGATCCGTATGCCTATTTAAGTGATGTGCTGAAAAGGTTGCCAACACATAAAGTGCCCCAAATAGAAGAA